CGGAACAAGACCGCAAGGAATTAATCGAAATGTTAGCCTCCCGCCCCGGTGATGACTATCAACTGGCACGGGAACCGTTAAAGCTGGAAGCCATTCTGGCGCGCGCGCGCAAAGAGGGTTACGGACAGAACTACCGCGGCTGGGATCAGGAGGAGAAGATCGCCTCTATCGCCGTACCGCTGCGCAGTGAACAACGGGTGATTGGCTGTCTGAATCTGGTGTATATGGCGAGCGCAATGACCATTGAACAGGCAGCGGAAAAGCATCTTCCGGCGCTACAACGGGTAGCAAAACAGATCGAAGAAGGGGTTGAATCGCAGGCTATTCTGGTGGCCGGAAGGCGAAGCGGCATGCATTTACGTTGACACCATCGAATGGCGCAAAACCTTTCGCGGTATGGCATGATAGCGCCCGGAAGAGAGTCAATTCAGGGTGGTGAATGTGAAACCAGTAACGTTATACGATGTCGCAGAGTATGCCGGTGTCTCTTATCAGACCGTTTCCCGCGTGGTGAACCAGGCCAGCCACGTTTCTGCGAAAACGCGGGAAAAAGTGGAAGCGGCGATGGCGGAGCTGAATTACATTCCCAACCGCGTGGCACAACAACTGGCGGGCAAACAGTCGTTGCTGATTGGCGTTGCCACCTCCAGTCTGGCCCTGCACGCGCCGTCGCAAATTGTCGCGGCGATTAAATCTCGCGCCGATCAACTGGGTGCCAGCGTGGTGGTGTCGATGGTAGAACGAAGCGGCGTCGAAGCCTGTAAAGCGGCGGTGCACAATCTTCTCGCGCAACGCGTCAGTGGGCTGATCATTAACTATCCGCTGGATGACCAGGATGCCATTGCTGTGGAAGCTGCCTGCACTAATGTTCCGGCGTTATTTCTTGATGTCTCTGACCAGACACCCATCAACAGTATTATTTTCTCCCATGAAGACGGTACGCGACTGGGCGTGGAGCATCTGGTCGCATTGGGTCACCAGCAAATCGCGCTGTTAGCGGGCCCATTAAGTTCTGTCTCGGCGCGTCTGCGTCTGGCTGGCTGGCATAAATATCTCACTCGCAATCAAATTCAGCCGATAGCGGAACGGGAAGGCGACTGGAGTGCCATGTCCGGTTTTCAACAAACCATGCAAATGCTGAATGAGGGCATCGTTCCCACTGCGATGCTGGTTGCCAACGATCAGATGGCGCTGGGCGCAATGCGCGCCATTACCGAGTCCGGGCTGCGCGTTGGTGCGGATATCTCGGTAGTGGGATACGACGATACCGAAGACAGCTCATGTTATATCCCGCCGTTAACCACCATCAAACAGGATTTTCGCCTGCTGGGGCAAACCAGCGTGGACCGCTTGCTGCAACTCTCTCAGGGCCAGGCGGTGAAGGGCAATCAGCTGTTGCCCGTCTCACTGGTGAAAAGAAAAACCACCCTGGCGCCCAATACGCAAACCGCCTCTCCCCGCGCGTTGGCCGATTCATTAATGCAGCTGGCACGACAGGTTTCCCGACTGGAAAGCGGGCAGTGAGCGCAACGCAATTAATGTGAGTTAGCTCACTCATTAGGCACCCCAGGCTTTACACTTTATGCTTCCGGCTCGTATGTTGTGTGGAATTGTGAGCGGATAACAATTTCACACAGGAAACAGCTATGACCATGATTACGGATTCACTGGCCGTCGTGGCCCGCACCGATCGCCCTTCCCAACAGTTGCGCAGCCTGAATGGCGAATGGCGCTTTGCCTGGTTTCCGGCACCAGAAGCGGTGCCGGAAAGCTGGCTGGAGTGCGATCTTCCTGAGGCCGATACTGTCGTCGTCCCCTCAAACTGGCAGATGCACGGTTACGATGCGCCCATCTACACCAACGTGACCTATCCCATTACGGTCAATCCGCCGTTTGTTCCCACGGAGAATCCGACGGGTTGTTACTCGCTCACATTTAATGTTGATGAAAGCTGGCTACAGGAAGGCCAGACGCGAATTATTTTTGATGGCGTTAACTCGGCGTTTCATCTGTGGTGCAACGGGCGCTGGGTCGGTTACGGCCAGGACAGTCGTTTGCCGTCTGAATTTGACCTGAGCGCATTTTTACGCGCCGGAGAAAACCGCCTCGCGGTGATGGTGCTGCGCTGGAGTGACGGCAGTTATCTGGAAGATCAGGATATGTGGCGGATGAGCGGCATTTTCCGTGACGTCTCGTTGCTGCATAAACCGACTACACAAATCAGCGATTTCCATGTTGCCACTCGCTTTAATGATGATTTCAGCCGCGCTGTACTGGAGGCTGAAGTTCAGATGTGCGGCGAGTTGCGTGACTACCTACGGGTAACAGTTTCTTTATGGCAGGGTGAAACGCAGGTCGCCAGCGGCACCGCGCCTTTCGGCGGTGAAATTATCGATGAGCGTGGTGGTTATGCCGATCGCGTCACACTACGTCTGAACGTCGAAAACCCGAAACTGTGGAGCGCCGAAATCCCGAATCTCTATCGTGCGGTGGTTGAACTGCACACCGCCGACGGCACGCTGATTGAAGCAGAAGCCTGCGATGTCGGTTTCCGCGAGGTGCGGATTGAAAATGGTCTGCTGCTGCTGAACGGCAAGCCGTTGCTGATTCGAGGCGTTAACCGTCACGAGCATCATCCTCTGCATGGTCAGGTCATGGATGAGCAGACGATGGTGCAGGATATCCTGCTGATGAAGCAGAACAACTTTAACGCCGTGCGCTGTTCGCATTATCCGAACCATCCGCTGTGGTACACGCTGTGCGACCGCTACGGCCTGTATGTGGTGGATGAAGCCAATATTGAAACCCACGGCATGGTGCCAATGAATCGTCTGACCGATGATCCGCGCTGGCTACCGGCGATGAGCGAACGCGTAACGCGAATGGTGCAGCGCGATCGTAATCACCCGAGTGTGATCATCTGGTCGCTGGGGAATGAATCAGGCCACGGCGCTAATCACGACGCGCTGTATCGCTGGATCAAATCTGTCGATCCTTCCCGCCCGGTGCAGTATGAAGGCGGCGGAGCCGACACCACGGCCACCGATATTATTTGCCCGATGTACGCGCGCGTGGATGAAGACCAGCCCTTCCCGGCTGTGCCGAAATGGTCCATCAAAAAATGGCTTTCGCTACCTGGAGAGACGCGCCCGCTGATCCTTTGCGAATACGCCCACGCGATGGGTAACAGTCTTGGCGGTTTCGCTAAATACTGGCAGGCGTTTCGTCAGTATCCCCGTTTACAGGGCGGCTTCGTCTGGGACTGGGTGGATCAGTCGCTGATTAAATATGATGAAAACGGCAACCCGTGGTCGGCTTACGGCGGTGATTTTGGCGATACGCCGAACGATCGCCAGTTCTGTATGAACGGTCTGGTCTTTGCCGACCGCACGCCGCATCCAGCGCTGACGGAAGCAAAACACCAGCAGCAGTTTTTCCAGTTCCGTTTATCCGGGCAAACCATCGAAGTGACCAGCGAATACCTGTTCCGTCATAGCGATAACGAGCTCCTGCACTGGATGGTGGCGCTGGATGGTAAGCCGCTGGCAAGCGGTGAAGTGCCTCTGGATGTCGCTCCACAAGGTAAACAGTTGATTGAACTGCCTGAACTACCGCAGCCGGAGAGCGCCGGGCAACTCTGGCTCACAGTACGCGTAGTGCAACCGAACGCGACCGCATGGTCAGAAGCCGGGCACATCAGCGCCTGGCAGCAGTGGCGTCTGGCGGAAAACCTCAGTGTGACGCTCCCCGCCGCGTCCCACGCCATCCCGCATCTGACCACCAGCGAAATGGATTTTTGCATCGAGCTGGGTAATAAGCGTTGGCAATTTAACCGCCAGTCAGGCTTTCTTTCACAGATGTGGATTGGCGATAAAAAACAACTGCTGACGCCGCTGCGCGATCAGTTCACCCGTGCACCGCTGGATAACGACATTGGCGTAAGTGAAGCGACCCGCATTGACCCTAACGCCTGGGTCGAACGCTGGAAGGCGGCGGGCCATTACCAGGCCGAAGCAGCGTTGTTGCAGTGCACGGCAGATACACTTGCTGATGCGGTGCTGATTACGACCGCTCACGCGTGGCAGCATCAGGGGAAAACCTTATTTATCAGCCGGAAAACCTACCGGATTGATGGTAGTGGTCAAATGGCGATTACCGTTGATGTTGAAGTGGCGAGCGATACACCGCATCCGGCGCGGATTGGCCTGAACTGCCAGCTGGCGCAGGTAGCAGAGCGGGTAAACTGGCTCGGATTAGGGCCGCAAGAAAACTATCCCGACCGCCTTACTGCCGCCTGTTTTGACCGCTGGGATCTGCCATTGTCAGACATGTATACCCCGTACGTCTTCCCGAGCGAAAACGGTCTGCGCTGCGGGACGCGCGAATTGAATTATGGCCCACACCAGTGGCGCGGCGACTTCCAGTTCAACATCAGCCGCTACAGTCAACAGCAACTGATGGAAACCAGCCATCGCCATCTGCTGCACGCGGAAGAAGGCACATGGCTGAATATCGACGGTTTCCATATGGGGATTGGTGGCGACGACTCCTGGAGCCCGTCAGTATCGGCGGAATTCCAGCTGAGCGCCGGTCGCTACCATTACCAGTTGGTCTGGTGTCAAAAATAATAATAACCGGGCAGGCCATGTCTGCCCGTATTTCGCGTAAGGAAATCCATTATGTACTATTTAAAAAACACAAACTTTTGGATGTTCGGTTTATTCTTTTTCTTTTACTTTTTTATCATGGGAGCCTACTTCCCGTTTTTCCCGATTTGGCTACATGACATCAACCATATCAGCAAAAGTGATACGGGTATTATTTTTGCCGCTATTTCTCTGTTCTCGCTATTATTCCAACCGCTGTTTGGTCTGCTTTCTGACAAACTCGGGCTGCGCAAATACCTGCTGTGGATTATTACCGGCATGTTAGTGATGTTTGCGCCGTTCTTTATTTTTATCTTCGGGCCACTGTTACAATACAACATTTTAGTAGGATCGATTGTTGGTGGTATTTATCTAGGCTTTTGTTTTAACGCCGGTGCGCCAGCAGTAGAGGCATTTATTGAGAAAGTCAGCCGTCGCAGTAATTTCGAATTTGGTCGCGCGCGGATGTTTGGCTGTGTTGGCTGGGCGCTGTGTGCCTCGATTGTCGGCATCATGTTCACCATCAATAATCAGTTTGTTTTCTGGCTGGGCTCTGGCTGTGCACTCATCCTCGCCGTTTTACTCTTTTTCGCCAAAACGGATGCGCCCTCTTCTGCCACGGTTGCCAATGCGGTAGGTGCCAACCATTCGGCATTTAGCCTTAAGCTGGCACTGGAACTGTTCAGACAGCCAAAACTGTGGTTTTTGTCACTGTATGTTATTGGCGTTTCCTGCACCTACGATGTTTTTGACCAACAGTTTGCTAATTTCTTTACTTCGTTCTTTGCTACCGGTGAACAGGGTACGCGGGTATTTGGCTACGTAACGACAATGGGCGAATTACTTAACGCCTCGATTATGTTCTTTGCGCCACTGATCATTAATCGCATCGGTGGGAAAAACGCCCTGCTGCTGGCTGGCACTATTATGTCTGTACGTATTATTGGCTCATCGTTCGCCACCTCAGCGCTGGAAGTGGTTATTCTGAAAACGCTGCATATGTTTGAAGTACCGTTCCTGCTGGTGGGCTGCTTTAAATATATTACCAGCCAGTTTGAAGTGCGTTTTTCAGCGACGATTTATCTGGTCTGTTTCTGCTTCTTTAAGCAACTGGCGATGATTTTTATGTCTGTACTGGCGGGCAATATGTATGAAAGCATCGGTTTCCAGGGCGCTTATCTGGTGCTGGGTCTGGTGGCGCTGGGCTTCACCTTAATTTCCGTGTTCACGCTTAGCGGCCCCGGCCCGCTTTCCCTGCTGCGTCGTCAGGTGAATGAAGTCGCTTAAGCAATCAATGTCGGATGCGGCGCGAGCGCCTTATCCGACCAACATATCATAACGGAGTGATCGCATTGAACATGCCAATGACCGAAAGAATAAGAGCAGGCAAGCTATTTACCGATATGTGCGAAGGCTTACCGGAAAAAAGACTTCGTGGGAAAACGTTAATGTATGAGTTTAATCACTCGCATCCATCAGAAGTTGAAAAAAGAGAAAGCCTGATTAAAGAAATGTTTGCCACGGTAGGGGAAAACGCCTGGGTAGAACCGCCTGTCTATTTCTCTTACGGTTCCAACATCCATATAGGCCGCAATTTTTATGCAAATTTCAATTTAACCATTGTCGATGACTACACGGTAACAATCGGTGATAACGTACTGATTGCACCCAACGTTACTCTTTCCGTTACGGGACACCCTGTACACCATGAATTGAGAAAAAACGGCGAGATGTACTCTTTTCCGATAACGATTGGCAATAACGTCTGGATCGGAAGTCATGTGGTTATTAATCCAGGCGTCACCATCGGGGATAATTCTGTTATTGGCGCGGGTAGTATCGTCACAAAAGACATTCCACCAAACGTCGTGGCGGCTGGCGTTCCTTGTCGGGTTATTCGCGAAATAAACGACCGGGATAAGCACTATTATTTCAAAGATTATAAAGTTGAATCGTCAGTTTAAATTATAAAAATTGCCTGATACGCTGCGCTTATCAGGCCTACAAGTTCAGCGATCTACATTAGCCGCATCCGGCATGAACAAAGCGCAGGAACAAGCGTCGCATCATGCCTCTTTGACCCACAGCTGCGGAAAACGTACTGGTGCAAAACGCAGGGTTATGATCATCAGCCCAACGACGCACAGCGCATGAAATGCCCAGTCCATCAGGTAATTGCCGCTGATACTACGCAGCACGCCAGAAAACCACGGGGCAAGCCCGGCGATGATAAAACCGATTCCCTGCATAAACGCCACCAGCTTGCCAGCAATAGCCGGTTGCACAGAGTGATCGAGCGCCAGCAGCAAACAGAGCGGAAACGCGCCGCCCAGACCTAACCCACACACCATCGCCCACAATACCGGCAATTGCATCGGCAGCCAGATAAAGCCGCAGAACCCCACCAGTTGTAACACCAGCGCCAGCATTAACAGTTTGCGCCGATCCTGATGGCGAGCCATAGCAGGCATCAGCAAAGCTCCTGCGGCTTGCCCAAGCGTCATCAATGCCAGTAAGGAACCGCTGTACTGCGCGCTGGCACCAATCTCAATATAGAAAGCGGGTAACCAGGCAATCAGGCTGGCGTAACCGCCGTTAATCAGACCGAAGTAAACACCCAGCGTCCACGCGCGGGGAGTGAATACCACGCGAACCGGAGTGGTTGTTGTCTTGTGGGAAGAGGCGACCTCGCGGGCGCTTTGCCACCACCAGGCAAAGAGCGCAACAACGGCAGGCAGCGCCCACCAGGCGAGTGTTTGATACCAGGTTTCGCTATGTTGAACTAACCAGGGCGTTATGGCGGCACCAAGCCCACCGCCGCCCATCAGAGCCGCGGACCACAGCCCCATCACCAGTGGCGTGCGCTGCTGAAACCGCCGTTTAATCACCGAAGGCATCACCGCCTGAATGATGCCGATCCCCACCCCACCAAGCAGTGCGCTGCTAAGCAGCAGCGCACTTTGCGGGTAAAGCTCACGCATCAATGCACCGACGGCAATCAGCAACAGACTGATGGCGACACTGCGACGTTCGCTGACATGCTGATGAAGCCAGCTTCCGGCCAGCGCCAGCCCGCCCATGGTAACCACCGGCAGAGCGGTCAACAGGGCAGCCACGCTAAAGCTCATTCCGCTCGCCTGGCGCAATTGCGGTAGCAGTGGCCCGACGGAGGTGAGCAGTGGTCGCATATTAAGACCAATCAGCACCAGTACCAGCAGCATCGTGAACGTCTTTTGATGGTTGCGCATGGCTGTCAGAACGGTTTGGTCGGCAGATATTTACCATCTAAGGTGATGACCGCACGTTCGCCACCTTCCGGGTCCGCCACTTTCTTAACGTCGAGTTTGAAGTTAATCGCGCTAATAATGCCATCGCCAAATTTCTCATGAACCAACGCTTTCAGGGTTGTACCGTACACCTGCAACATTTCATAGAAACGATACATCGTTGGGTCAGTTGGAATACGGTCATCAATGCAGCCACGCAGTGGAATCATCTGCAACAGTAGAATGGAGTCTTCGTCGAGATCCAGCTTCGCCCCGACCAGGCGGGCGGCGTCGGCAGGAAGCGCCTGCTGACCCAGCAAAGCCGCGGTTACAAAGGCTTCTGCCAGACCGGTGCCGTCGGCAATCTCGGCAAATGAGAGATCTTTTTTAGCTTTGCTGAGCAAAATGGCATCGGCAAGATCAAGACGAATATTGCGGTTAATTTGTGACTGAATCATGGTGGATTCGCGCGCCGGATCCCCCGACTGCACCCAGTTTTTCGGGTAGCGTGTCGAGGCATTGATACCTTCGCGCTGGGCATCAGCATCAAGAATGCAGCCATAGGTACGCAGGCCACGAGCCTGGGTATTCCCCAGCACCATTGTCAGGTCCGGCAGATAATTCTTTTTGACGTCGTTTTCGACGTACTGGCCGGAGTACACCACGATTGCCACATCGCCAAACATCCCCTTGTATGAAACAGCCATACCCAGGTCTTTCACGGCAGTTTCCAGCTCAGAGTTAGAACCACGACGCGTATCCAGCTTCTTCTCAACAGCCTTGAAGGAACGGAACAGCGCCCAGCCTTTCGGATCGAACACAATGATGTTGACCACACCGCTGGCGTTGAGCGCGTAGGCTTCAATGTCATCGGTCGGGTCATACGTTTCTTTGTCGCGGGTTGACCATGCAGCCGCACCGGCCTGGACAATGTTGTTACCAGCGCTGCGGCCCATATCGACTTCAACAGGCTCGAACGCTTCCCCGGTCATGGTGTATTTACCGCTGAGCACCGCCGAAACAGCCTGTTTCTCTTCGACCTGAGCAATCGCCAGCTCTTCATCCTTCATGTTCTGAAGGATAATGCGGCGACGGCGATAGACCGGGTCAGCGAGATTCTGCGGATCCTCATCCGGCAGGCGGCGGAGAGTCATCAGTGGGTTAACTTCGTGTTTCGGCTTCACATAACCCGGCGTGAATTCAGACGTGCTGCCGCCACGGGAGCGGATCACTTTGCCGGAGACAATCGGCGAGACGTAAAGCGCCATATTGACCAGGCCAGGAATTTGCGACAGGTAAACCTTCTCTGTACTGAAGGGATAGGTTTCGCGGAAAAAGATACGCAGGAAAAGCGGATCGAATTTGAATTTCTTCTCATTGACCGCCAGCAGTTGGGCAGTGGTGTAAACGGACATAGATTTTTCCCGTAAAAAAAGCCGCGCAAGCGGCTTTTATGAATGATGATGGTTGTAGAAATGCGGATTAAACGATGCTGATTGCAGTACCGGCGAACGCGTTACGTTTAATGTTGTCGTCGGTGACGGCAGATGGCCAGAGGACATCTTCAATACGGAAAGAGCCAGATTTGTAATATGCCAGTTCCGCGCTGTTCTGGTCTGCGGTTACAGCCAGGATGCCCATTGCCGCGCCAGCATGAGCACCATCCCAGACGGTCAGCTTGCCAGAAGTGGCATCCAGCATGAGCGGCGTCATGGCTGGAGTGGAAGCCGTCAGTTCGCCAGGACCATACGCAGTGTGCGCCGGGTCGCTGTTACCGAGCGGCTGGTTATGTGTGAAAACTTCAGTAATTGCCATGATAGCCTCTTAAACGGGGGTGTTTAACAAATCGTCAGCGGCATCAGAAGATGCGCTACCTGCTTGGAGTGCACCGGGTGCTGTTTCCATCAAACGATCCAGCGCCGTATCGGTACGCATCTGGGCACTTTGCGGTGCAGCAGCCAGAATGCGCTGTGCGCTCTCTACCGTCATACCCGGCGTTTCGGCCAGTGCTCGCGCCTGTGACTCACGCCCTTTAGCCTCGTCGCAGTTCAGGATGCCCATGATGCGACTATTCTCTGCAGCTACTGCTGCAGTAACCTGCGCACTGACATCTACAGGGGCTGCTACGGAAGCAATTGTCGTGTCAACGGTAGTGGCCTGTTCAGCTGATGCAGTTGTCTGAGTTGCTGCCTGGTCAACTGGCTTAGTGGTCACAGCTGATGCAGAAGGTGATGGCATAGTTCCTCCAAGGGTTGTTTTTTTGCGTCTGTCGAGTGCTTCGCGCATCACGCCGAGCGCATCGGTATTGTTAACAAGTTCATCCGCCAGCCCGTTATCCAAAGATTCCTGGCCGGAGAATACTGCCGCTTCGGTGTCCAGCACGTCCTGAACAGACATGCCGGTATAAGCGGAAACCTTTTCGGCAAACATCTGACGAGTGGCATCGATACGCGTCTGGAAATCAGCACGCACATCTTTCGGAAGCTTTTCGTAAGGGTTGCCGTCGACCTTGCGATCGCCGCTGTAAATCAGCGTGACCTCAACGCCGTTAGTTTTGAGCGCAGCGCCATAGTTACTGTGCGCCATCATGACCCCAATGGAGCCGGTTCTGGCCGTTTGTGTGACCAGCCGTCGCGATGCCGAACTGGCAATAAGCTGACCTGCACTGCAGTTCATGTCATTGGCCAGCGCCCAGATGGGTTTGATATCGCGCATACGGGCAATAATGTCGGCGCAGTCAAACGCCCCGGACACCATTCCACCCGGCGTATCCATATCCAGAAGAATGCCGTCAACGCCGGGGTCACTGATTGCCTGCTGCAGGCGAGCAATGATCCCGTTGTAACCCGTCATCCCGGAATAAGGCTGAAGCGCACGGGTTTTACTGACCAGCGTGCCGGAAACCGGCAAGACCGCGATACCATTTGCCACCTGATAGCTGCGTGATGGACGGGGATCCATGTCATCATCCTCACCAAACAGCGCCAGCGGTTCGGCTATTTGTCCGGCATCAAGCGTGATGCCAGAGACGGTATCTGTCAGCCGGGTGATGCCCAACTGGCCAGCCAGCGCGCAAAAGAAAACCCGCGCATAGGCGGGTTCAAGCATCAGCGGCTCATTAAAGGCCATACTGGCAATATGCGGAAGATTACGCAGCTCGTGCGCCATCTTGCTCCTCCTCGTTTGATTTTTTCACTCCGGCCTCAAAAGCTGCAGCGGCCCATGCCGGTGGTTTCAGACCCGCAGCACGACGCTCCATGGTTTCCCGGACCTGCTGGGCAAAAATCTCCTGATAATCATCACCGCGTTTGGCGCACTCTTTTTCATACGTGCTGAGACCTGCCTCAATGAGCATGACGGCCTCCTGTACCTCTTTCAGCCCGTCAATTGCCATTCGACCAGAGCCAATCCAGTTGGCATTCCCCCAGGCTGTTCTCGCCTCCTGGAAACTGAACCGGGCTTTCGAAGGAAGCGTGACCACGCGGCGGACAATCGCCTCTTCAAGCCAGCAAAGAAACATCTGACAGGCCTGTCGGGATGCCACAAACTTGCGACGCCCCATAAAGTACGCCCAGGACTCGTTAGCACTTGCGCGTGCGGTCGAGTAGCTCATCTGCGAATAGTTTCGCGAAAGCTGCTCATACGACACACCAAGCCCAGCGGCAATATAACGCAGCAGGGACTGTTCAAAAGTCGAGTAGCCGTTATCGGTATCCTGCGCCGACTGAAGGTTGAGAGAATCACCCGGCAACAGGTGTGGAACCCTTGCCCCACCCAGGCGAACAGGCGCAGCTGAGTAATAGGACGCCATTTCACCGAGCCAGCCCGTAAGTTTGCTCTGCTGCTCTTTATTATCCGCGCCGAGAATAAAGTCCATCGCCGATTGGGTATCCAGTTCACTCTCGATGGTAGCGGCATACATAGCCTTCACTATCGCGCTCTGGAGCTGGGTATTTTGCAGGGTATCGAGCATTTTCATCTGCTCCATCACGCTGTAAAACGCATTGGCCCCACGGGTCTGTCCATCCTCCATCGGTTCGAATACATGGATAAATGAAGGTCGACCGCCGGGTAGTTCGCGAGGAATGTAGGTCCAGTTCTGCGCCATCCAGCCGGGATAACCATCGTCGCTGACGTAATATCCCAGCGCAGCACCGCTATCATTTATTTTCACACCGGCGCGACAGTTCCGGGTATCACCGATATTATTCGGATTGCTGACGCGCTTCGGACTGACCATTTTGAACTGAGTACGGAAAAGACGCGTTGAATCGCTGTCCCAGGTCGCCTGCGTGCATAATTCACCGTTAAACGCGTGCATGGCCACACCTTCTCGGATCATCATCGTAAACGTTCGCTTACGCTCGGCATCAATCCCGCAAAAGTCGTCCTCGGCATACTCGTTCCAGGCGGCTTCTACATCCCGCGAAAATGCGCGTGAATCCTCCTCATTGATGCCAAGATAGCGCCAGCTCGGTCGATAGCTGAGTCTGAAAAATGACCCGACGATGTGGTCCTGGTGGAGCTGCACGGCGTTTGCCGCATAGCCATTATTTCTGACCAGATCGTCAGCACGGGCATTTCCGCGCGAGAAGTTAGGCAGAAGAGCCGCATCAGCACTTTCGCTTGGTGGATTCCAGCCCCGCAACTGACCACCAAACCCTCCGCCGCCGCCATGATACCCCGCGTATTCCCGGAGGGATGTTTTCCCGTCAGGACCCACTAAAGATGGTATTTTCATACGTAAAACCTTGCAGGCCCCTGGCGTCGTGATGTGGTACCAACCTGAGATTCAAGGTCAGCAATATACTTTTTGAGATCGGTGACTGAGGTAGCTGTAAATTCCACTCTTCGACCGTCTTTCTGTACCGTCGCCACGCGCTTTCCCATCATCAGGTCATGTAACGCAGCGCGCGCGGCATCCAGTTCAGTCTGTGTTGCCATTATTCCTCTCCAGACAATGCCCGCGCGTAATCCGCCAGGGTCTTGTTATTGTTACGGGTGCCTTCTTCCTCCAGCAGGCTGGCAAGAAGTGAATCAAGGTTAAGCTGCCAGCGGGATATGCTTATACGCAGCGCCGCCAGTGCATAAACAAAGCAATCGAGCGCCTCATTTCGTCGTTTTTTGCTGTCCCAGACGATCTTTTTCTTTCCGTCTACCCATTTTTCCACCTGCTCTTCAGCTGTTAGTTGTTGGGCCTCTGTTAGATCGTAGATTTCTGGGTTATTCGGGAAATGAACC